CATTAACTCTTAATGTTATAAATGGATCAACTGTTCCTACTGTCGAGAAAATAGGAACCGGAACTGTAAATATTGTAAATAGTGCTATTGTTTCATTGACTCGTTTGTTGGGTAACACAGAGATTAGTGTTCTTGACAATCCATCACCATACTCAGCAACATCATTACCAGCGCCTTCTATTACAACTATCGCATCAACTGAAAGAGTGAGTGCAGACACAATTACTGGCAATGGTTCTAGTGATTATGTCAATTATTCTAACAATGGTGGGTTTGTGCAGATTAATGCGACAGGTCTTGGTTCAAGCTTCACGAACTTTCCCGGCGTACTTCAAGACACTAACGCATCAAGTCCAAGAAATTTGACCGCTGGCGACAAAGTTCGAGTAACTATTAGAGACGATGCTGACAACCCATCATTACAGTTATTCGATGAGTTTGAGGTTTCAGGTACACCGTCGAGCGCATCTATACTGACAACGACTTCGTTTAGTGGATTTGAATCTGCATTTGGTACGACATTAAATAGTGCGAATAGTAAGATCGTCACTGTCGAAAAGGTCGATGCGAGATTCCAGTTTTCGACTCCGGTAGGTAATGTGGTCGACATCCTTGCGTTTAGAACTGGTTCAGATCCCGTGTTGTCCCTAGAAAATATAGCAGAAACAGGTAACTTACCATTATCACAGGTCGGTGACAGAAACTACCGAGACCCAGTATAAAAAACTTATAAATAAAGGAATACTAACGCAAAGATTGGAACGGACATGAAGTGGAATAGTCAACCACCACAGAAAAAAGATAGGTGGAAGAATAGGGGAAAACCTAAACCACTGCCTCAAAAGCCAGCGAAGCAATCTAAGTAACGGAGAAATTTTAAATGGCAGGCGAAAAACGATTCACAAGAATACCACCGGAGAGCACTGGCGATCGCCTGTATATGGTGCATACTGCTGAGATCGAATTCCAACAGAAATTAGATGCACAAGGTGGTGATACTGATCACGTTTGGAAGATTGGTGAAATGTACGACATTACCAATTTTCAAGGTAGCATGGTGCATGTTCACGGTGTTTACGATAAAGGTGATGGTACTGGTATTCTTGCTGTTCACTACAATAAAACTGCAAAATTTGAAAATGCAGTTCCTGCCGCTGGCGAAACCATTTCTTATGATGGTACACCCATCTGTAAAGTATTAGAAGCATATGACGTATACATACCAACTACCCACATTATGGGGTACGACAACCCAGAGTACGGCTTAGAGATTGACCGTTTCGGGGCGGCAAACATTAGATTCTCAGAAGGACAACCAGAACTTGCGGCATATGGTCAGCTGCGTGTTGCTGACTCAAAGGTTCTTGCGAGTTATAATTTTGACGTTGATGCAATGCCCTCGCAATTTGCAAACTCTCTCTTGGGTTCTGGCACTGCTGTATGGGACTCAGGTAAAAAATGGATACGTCTTGGTTTAGAAGGTAATCTTGGTGGCGGTGCTATCAATGATCTTGCAACAAACACCTCACACCTTTATCACCCGTTAACGTTTGGTTCTGGTATCTTCGTTATTATGGGAACCATGATTCCTGATACTGGTAAAGCAACCTGTGTGAGAAACTGGGGCCCATTTGATGCAACTGACGGGTTTATGTTCCGTCTCACTGGGTCAGGTATCTCTGTCGTACATCGTAGAACTTTTGACGGTATTCAAACCGAAAAAGTTATCCCACAATCAAATTGGAATGGAGATCGTCTGGATGGCGCTGGCGGTAATGGCAACAGATCAGGTGTAACCCTTGATGTCACAACGGCAAACCAATATTTCTACGATTATCAAAACTTGGGTGGAGGTTCTATTCGTTGGGGTATTATCATCAACGGTGAACGAATCATCTGTCATGAAATGGATATGAGTAATCGAACCGACATCGGATGGCAAACAAATGCTATCGGGTTGAGTGCAAGACCTATTTGTTGGGCAACTAAGAGAACGTCTGCGCCGACAGAAGATACTGCTGATTATTTCTATGCATTGGGCGCTGGTGTTTGGACAGATGCTCAAACTGACCCCATTCAAGAATTGGGAAAGCCAAGTTCTATTGATGAAACATTCATGATTGATAACAAAGTAACTACTGCGGGTGTTCCATATACGCAGGGTGCTTATTACATCACCTCAATGCGTCCGGCTTCCGAATACCCTGCTGGTTTTCCTGCCGCCGGACAAGATAACCACTCTCTGTATGCACCAGAACAAATTCGTCTCAATTGTTTTAACAATGACGGAACTTTCCCAGATGGCGAACTGCGTGTGTTCTTGAAGTGTATTCTTCGAGGAGAAAAGTGGGAAACACCCAGTTACTCTACGGTACAAAGAGATGGTGATTCATTTACACAACAAGATGGTGTTCGTGCTGTATACGATGCCAAAGGGCATCACATTGGTCACGGCCCAGAAATTATACGAGCACCAATTCGAAATGGTGTGTGTGATGTCAACTTAGAAAGATTGTTTGACGGTATTCAATGGGGTTCGGTAAGACCTAATACAGAAGTAGGACTATCAAGACGCAAACAACCTCTGCAAGATATTTTTGGTCAAGCAGATCGATATAGTCGTGGCGTAAATCGTGTTGAGATACAAGTTGGTCAAGACCCAGAACGAGGTGGAAACGTTCACTACTTCGAAGACAAACAATTAATTCAGTTCAAAGATATTACGGAAACTAATGGTCCAGAAACATTACTGAACAAAAACTTCTATTTGTCTTTCTTGTCAAGTAACGATGCTTGGTTGTACGACAGTGATGCGGGTGGTGTGTCATTGCTCGAAGATGACCGTGATACTCGAATTATTAATTTCACACCTTCTACTGTACCGTTGGGAATTAACAATATTTCACCAAGCAATCAAGACAGCGCACAAGTGTCAGGATTTAGTGCTCTGGTTCTTGACTATGACTCCGACGCAGGTCAAATATATCTCGAAGGACGTGACAACGTAGGGTTGGATACTGGTATTGCGGGTGGCACCGCATTCACAGTTAAGAACAGTTCTGGAGCAACATTGTTGAGTACCACACTGACTTCGATTACTAAGAACGGTGTTAATGCATACCCATTAGATTATAAGACCTCTTTGAATGCATACAGTTCTTCTGGTTGGAGCAATCCTGCATATGATTTAGCAGATGAAGGTAACATTGAAGGTGAACCTCCATCTTCTCCTGTTTGGACGTTTATGTACAATCCAATCGGTGGAGACGATCTTGGGTTCCAGCCAGGTGGATCACAACCATCTGCACCTGATCGAACTTACATAACATTCAACGTTGTGTGGAAAGAACTTAATCAGTAATGGCATTTATTCATCACCAATATGGTACCAGTTGGAATTGGGACCCTAATCAGTTCCCCAACCAAAAGGTTTCGTTTTCTGCATTTGAAAAGATTATATATGTAAATGAAGGTGTAACAGAACTTGATGTAAAGATTGACATTTATTCTGCATGGAAAGAGTGGGTGTTGAATTCACCAGAATATCCAATACCTTCTTGGCAAAAAGAAGCAATTAGTGCGATTGGTGGTGAACCATTGAACGACACGTTGAATGTTGGTTCGACATTCTTCTTAGAGAATGGATGGAGAATACAACCCTTGGCAAGTAAGGTTCCATACATTCTTACAGTGAATGGTAACATCTACACACGAGAGGCGGGTGGTAACCCATTCCTTTTCGCAGAAGGTGTGTCAGTGAACTTAACACGTTCGAACTTGGTTGACCAATTAGTGGCATCCACATCGATAACGCAAGCAGATTATGAAGCTATTGCAGCGAATGTTTGGGCCAGGTCTACTACACCCAATACTGGAGTTAGTACATACGGACAGTTAGTAAAAGACATAGATACTGAAGTTGATAAGACCCTGAAGAAGGGTGAATTTTTGGCACTGAAATAGGAGTTTGAATTATGGCAGATGATGATGTAATGGTAGCACAAGTAGAAGCAGACCCGATTGAACCGAACAATCGTATCGCTGACCTATTGGCGGCTATCGAAAAAGAGAATCACTTGGATGCAGAAAAGTCTTTTAACGATTTGATTGGTGACCGTTTGAGTACCGCACTAGACCAACGTAAGGTTTCTCTAGCACAATCAGTATTTAATAATGAACCAGAAACTGCCGAGGCGGAAGAAGAAGAACTCGATATTGATATTAGTGATGACGAGTTTGAGGCGGAACTAGATGCTCTTGAAACATCTGATGAGACAGATGAAGAAGAGTATTTAGAAACAGAAGAAGAACCAGAAAATTAATTTTTTATAAATAATAATTATGAAAAATTTTAAAGAAATTAGAGAAGCCTCTAAGAAAAAAATGCCACCTGGCGATCACGTGTTTGATAAGAAGGTCGGCAAAGTGCATGTTATGGTGCACAAAGATACTAAGGGTTTCACCGTTTATATTGACGGCGAAAAATTAGACACCTATCGTTCTCAGAAAGAAGCTGAGAGGATGGGTGTTACGTTTGCAAAGGAAATGTAACCAATGAAACTTATTGCCGAATATGTAGAACAAGATTTGACTGTCATCACCGAAGCGAAAGAAGGTGGTGGTAAGTCATATGTCATTGAAGGCGTGTTCGCACAAGCAGAACAAAAGAATCGAAATGGCCGTGTTTATCCCAAAACAATTATGGAAAATGCGGTAAATAAATACGTAAATGAACAGGTTAAACAAAAAAGGGCAGTCGGTGAGTTAAATCACCCTGAAGGCCCAACGGTTAACCTTGATAAAGTTTCTCACCTCATTACAGATCTTCAATGGGAAGGTAATAATGTGGTAGGAAAAGCATCTATTCTTGATACTCCTAATGGTCAGATTGTTAAAGGTCTACTCGATGGGGGAGTCAAACTAGGTGTTTCAACTCGTGGTATGGGTAGTCTTGAGAACAGAAATGGTACGATGTATGTGAAAGAAGATTTTCTTCTTAACACAGTAGATATTGTTCAAGACCCTTCGGCGCCTGGTGCGTTCGTTAACGGCATCATGGAAGGTGTCGATTGGGTGTGGAACAATGGTATCATTCAACCTCAAGAAATTGAAAGAATGGAGACAGAAATTAAAAAGGCTCCACGTACTGATCTCTACGAGACTCAGGTTCGTGAGTTTAAAAATTTCCTCTCGTTACTCAAAACTAACTTTAAGGAGTAAAACATATGTCTGATCAAGAGAATATGATTGATGATGTTGAACTTCCTGAGGCGTCTGAGGACCAAATCGAGGAAGCGAAAGGTCACGATCCTGAAAGTGCTGAAAAAGACTCAGTAGATTCAGTAGACAAGGCAGGCGATGCTACTAAGCAAGCTGCCGCTCCGAAGACTAAAGCAGGAATGATCAATGCAATGTACGGCAAGATGCATGCTATGAAAAAGCATGAACTTCAAGCTATGTACGCAAAAATGCAAGAAGAAGTCGAAATGTCAGAAGAAGAAGGCGAAGCAGTTGAGTTGCCCGAATTTTCCGTCACTGATGAACTGAATGCATTAGTTGAATCAGAAGCAACTTTGTCCGATGAATTTAAAGCGAAAACTGCTGTAATCTTCGAAACTGCTATTCGTTCCAAACTTACTGAAGAAGTAGAACGTTTGGAAGATGAATATCAATCTCGTCTTGACGAAGAACTGAACGCAACCCGTGAAGATCTCGTTGAGAAGGTTGATAACTACCTCAACTATGTGGTTGAAACTTGGATGGAAGAGAACAAACTCGCTGTTGAGTCTGGTCTCCGTACTGAGATTGCTGAAGGTTTCATGAATAACTTGAAAGAGTTGTTCGTTGAGTCTTACATCGAAGTACCTGAGTCTAAGGTAGACCTTGTTGATGAACTCGCTGCATCAGTGGAAGAGTTGGAAGAAAAACTCAACGACCAAACTGGTTCAGTATTAGAAATGCGTGAAAAGTTGGAAGAGTACCAGCGTGAAACGGTTATCCGTGAAAGCGCTCGTGATCTTGCAGACACGCAAGTAGAAAAATTACGTTCTTTGGTTTCTTCTCTCGACTTTGAAGATGAAGAGTCATTCACAGAAAAAGTTAAAACTGTGAAAGAGTCTTATTTCAAGAAAGAAGTAACTTCAACCGAAGAAGTAATCGAAGAAGATTGGGATACTGATGCCGCAGTTGAATCTGGTTCAACTATGGATGTCTATCTCAATGCAATCAAAAGAACAAAAAAATAATTAAGGAGTAATGCAAATGCAAGTTTCTTACGATAAACTCGTTGAGAAGTGGGCTCCGGTTCTGAATGAAGAGTCAGCTGGTGAGATCAAAGATTCTCATCGTCGTGCTGTCACTGCTGCTATCTTGGAAAACCAAGAGAAGGCCTTCGCAGAGCAAGCTCAACTTAACGAAGTAAACACTAACGCTTCTGTGACCACTGCTGCTGGTTCAGGCGGTGCAAACTGGGACCCCATCCTTATCGCACTCGTTCGTCGTGCTATGCCTAACTTGATGGCATATGACGTTTGTGGCGTTCAACCTATGACTGGTCCTACTGGTCTTATCTTCGCTATGAAGAGCAAGTATTCAGCTATCGACGGTGTTGCTACTGGTGCACCTGCTAATGGTGAAGCACTCTTCGGTGAAGCACAGACTCAGTACTCAGGTGACTCTACTACTGGTACTGGTCACGACTCTCGTGGTCCTTCTGGTCTTACTGGTGCTACTGACTCAGATCCAGGCGGTTTGACAGACGGCGGTATCGTTGACTCAGGTGATCGATTCGTACCTACAATCGGTACTGGTATGTCTACAGCTACTGCTGAAGCTCTTGGTACAACAGGTGGTAACTCTTTCCACGAGATGGGATTCACCATTGAGAAGGCAACGGTTACTGCGGTATCACGTGCACTGAAGGCAGAGTACACTCTCGAACTCGCACAAGACCTGAAGGCAATCCACGGTCTTGACGCAGAGACAGAGTTGGCAAACATTCTGTCTACAGAGATCCTCGCTGAAATCAACCGCGAAGTTATCCGTACTATCAACTCTCAGGCGAAGATTGGTGCTCTCCAGTCTAACGTAACGACTAAGGGTATTTTCGACCTGTCTACGGACGCTGATGGTCGTTGGTCTGTTGAGAAGTTCAAGGGTATGTTGGTTCAGATCGAGCGTGAGTGTAACGAAATTGCTAAGGACACTCGTCGTGGTAAGGGTAACGTAGTAATCTGTTCTTCAGATGTTGCTACTGCTTTGACTGCTGCTGGTATGCTTGACTATTCACCCGCTCTTTCTACTAACCTTCAGGTAGATGACACTGGTAACACTTTTGCTGGTGTATTGA